GAATTATATTGCGGCGGGGGGGTATATGGAAATGGTGCAAAACCAACTGCCAAAGGCGAGATGGCAGGTAAGGGGGTAAAAATGATTGAAGAAAAAGTCAAAATAACAATCGAAATAGAAATGGAACGCCACCAGCTTGAACAGCTAGAAATATCAAGTAAAACAGAAGTGTTAGGTGGCAATATTGTTCGACTTGATTGGGAAGGTGGTGTATTTGATGAAGTTGATGGTTATCGCAATTTATTCCATATCGTAGATCCGAGTTTAATGAGTGTGCTTTTTGATAACTTGGAAGACGAGGATTTTACTAATGAATTACAGCTTGCCATTAAACGAGCCATTACGCCGATTATCAAAGATAAACGTAAGGAAATTTTGGGAGTAAAAAAATGACACGTAGACAAACTGAATATAGAAAGTTAGAAATATTGATGAAAGCAGATAAACATTTTTATGATTACTGTGAATATACTAAGTATTGGTATGGAGCTGACAAATGGGAAAATCGCAAAGATCCAGTCATAAGCGGTATTCGGCTAGCTATTGGGCAATATATTCAGAAGGGTGCCTCAGATAAAGGAATTCGGTTTTCAGAATTTGTTCAATGTTTAAGTACAGACTTTGCCAATGGATGGTTGAATGCTGCTAGAGAAGCGGAAGAGCTTCCCAAATATAGCAGGCAAAAAGCTAAGAAACATAAAATTGGGCGAGGATGTGCTATGCCTGGTACATGGGAGTATGGCTATGAATAAATTTAGAAGGTAATGACGATATTAAAACCCATTTACCGCCCTTTTGCGAGAGGGCGGAATAATGTGTTTTAAGGAGGCAAAATGTACACCAAGCCAAAATATATCCAGCTTATCCATATCGCTAAGCAAAAGCTCGGTATGGACGAACTCGCTTATCGCACAATGCTAGCGCACCTAACAGGCAAAAACTCAACAAAGCAAATGACTATCTCCGAACTTACGAAAGTATTAAGTGAATTAGAAGGCAAAGGCTTTCGCAACACGGCAAACAAAGCGGTGCACTCTGCACGTAAAAGCAAAACCACCAAACCTACTATCGTGGATAAAATCCGCGTGCTTTGGCGAGCAATGCACAAGCAGGGCATTATTCGTGATGGGTCAGATACCGCCCTTGACCAGTTTGCCCGCAATATTGTCAATGTTGAGCTAGTGAAAAAAGGCAATAACGTGCTGATTATGACGGTGGCAGGGTTAAATGGGGATAACAAGTTGGCGACACAGGTGTTAGAGCGGTTAAAACAATGGCAAAAACGGGTGGAGGGAAAGAATGGATAAAGACAAATTAGACGTATTTGAACGCAAAGCCCCTGAAGTGTTGGTAGATTTAGCGGTGCATATTGAACAAGAATTAATAAATCGTTATGAAATGCCCGAAGAGCAAGCCAAACAAGCGGGTATTGATGTTGCAATGCGCATTTCTCGCGCTTGGGCAGGGGAAATCATTTATATCCCCCGTGCGTTGCTATTGGCGCTATCTGAGCGAGATTTGAAGATATGGCGTGAATTTAACGGCGTTAATCACCGTGAGCTTGCCCGTAAATATGGCGTATCAATGCAATGGGTGTACCAGATCGTTAAACGGATGCAGAAAGAAGAAATCGACCGTAGGCAGTTTGATATGTTTAAATAATTGTGATCAACTGCACAATTTTAAAATCCCATCTTAATTAAGGTGGGATTTTTTATTTATGTTTGCCTTATACTAAAACGAATTTATTAAACATAAGGGAAAATCAAATGAACTTAATAAAAAAATACACAACTATTTTATGTCTATTTTTTGTTTTGCCGGCTGCTTCTTTTGCTCAAGATATCGGCTTAACCGTATCGCAATTTGCGAAAAGAGTGAATACAAATCTTGCCAGCATAGACTCACCATTTAGGTTAAATGAACCGCTTAAAATTGAGGCAGGTAAAGTTAATGATGTCGCAGGTTATCAATTTTCAGATAATTTTTCAGTGTTGATAAGAAGACTCATAAAGTAAAGAGCATAATGACAAATGTGCTACCTCTTGCAGATGATGGAAATCAAAATTTAATTATGTTCTTTAGTAATTCTGTGCTGTTATCTGCTTTTGATAGTAAAAATGCTATGAAAACAGTAGGTAAAAAGTTTATTAATCTTACGACTGAAGCGATAAAAGAATGGAGTGAATCGAAAAAAGACGTGATGAAATCGTTTATAATGAACGGTAAGAAATATGGTATCTCAGTGAGTTCATACACTGGTGTAATGTCATTTGCTGAGATTGAGGAATAGCAGAATGATAACCGCTGTGACGATGGGAAACGCGGTTCAATAAATCTTTAAACTACTTTAAAATCAATTCACGCTCCCATTCTTTAAACTCCCTTTAAAGCAAATTTAAAGGGAGTTTTTTTATGCCTTTTCCAATTACAAAAATCGTGGTGCATTGTAGCGCCACGCAAAACGGTAAACCCTTACGCAATGAAAGGCTAACCGCAGCCCAACGGATTGATCTTTGGCACGCACAGCGTGGGTTTAAACGCAACTCTATCAATGTAAAGCATTTTAATCCGCATTTGTCGCATATCGGATACCACTTTGTCATTGATACCGATGGTACTGTTGAAACTGGGCGACAGGAAGGTGAAAACGGTGCGCATGTTAAAGGGCATAACGCCCATAGCTTGGGGATTTGCCTTGTGGGTGGCATTAGCATCACAGGTAAAAACTACGGACGCTATACCGCCAAACAATGGCAAGCGTTACACAAGTTGTTGCGTGAATTAGAGGCCAAATATCCTCACGCCCGAATTTGTGGGCATCGTGATTTAAGCCCTGACCTTAACGGAGACGGCACGATTACCCCGAACGAGTGGCTCAAAGATTGCCCGTGTTTTGATGTGTGGAGCTATTTGGACAGCGAGCAAGTAATTAATCAAGCACATCTGTTTAAGGAGTAAATGATGAGTGCATCAATGCGTTTCCCAAATTATCAAAACCGATTTAGTCGTGGCTGGCGAATGAGCAACAACGCCAAACAGAATAAGTCCATCAATGGTGGGCGTACAGCAGCACAACAGTTTTATTTGCTATGGAGTTACTAATGGCATTAAAAGAATTAATTACTAATGATAATGGTCGCTTATCAACTACTGCATTTATCCAATTTTTTGGTGCTGTGCTAATGGCAGGGATTTTGGTTTATGCCGTCTGGTTAGATCGCACCTATGTAGGTGAGCTATTTACCACCTTTGCCTTGTTTTGTGGCGGTGGTGTGGCAACCAAAGGTTTTGCTAATGCCCTCCGTAAAAGAGGAGATGGGGAATGATAACGTTACCGTTGATTTTAGTTGCGCTTGGGGCTTTTATGCTATTTGTCGTTTATGTTGTGTGGCGTCTGAAAAAAGCCAAGCGAGATTTAGACAAAATGTTTGCCACCGTAGAGCACCTTGAGCAAGAAAAAGCCGTGGCACAAGCCCAAGTAAAACAGTTTGAAGTGAGAAAAAATAATGAAAAAAACCACCGCACTGCTGATCGCAGTGACCTTATTGACCGCTTGCAGCAACAAGGCGATCTCCGTGATTAAGAGCAACAAGGCTACCTCCGTGATTAACCCGAGTTGCTCGGGCTTTGGCTTAATCCAAGCCAGTCGCCAAGATACCACTGAAACGCTGCGTCAAATTGCGGTACATAACGCCACTTATCGGGTGATTTGCAAGGAGCAAAGCAATGACAATTAACGTGGAATTTTGGCATTTGGTGGGGCTCCTGCTTTCATTCTTAGGTTGCTGTTTTGGTTTTGCCAAAATCTTGGTGGCACAGTTTCAAAGCAGTTTAAGCGAGCGACATCAAAACCAGCTCAAAGTGAATGACAAAGTGGAAGAGCTGGAAAAGCAGTTCAACCAAATGCAGTCGTCTCTGCCACTCGTTTATGTGCTGCGTGATGACTACATTCGAGGGCAAACGGTGCTGGAAGCCAAAATGGATGCCTTACACAAAACTTTAAGTGATTTATACAAAATGGAGAGTGCAAAATGATAGAAAAAGCCCGCCGTGAAGGTATGCGTTGGCATTTGCTCAACACCCTGCACAAAGCGATGCCATACACGACTAGCGAACAATTTCTGCGTGATGTAATGACGGGTATTTACCCAAACGTAACACCACACGAAATCCGTCAGCAGTTGGAATACCTTTCTGATCGTAAACTCGTGGAGCTGACTAAACAACCGCACGGTGTCTGGTTTGCTGATATTAATCGTTTGGGTGTCGATATTGTGGAATACACCATCGACTGCCAAGCGGGGATTGCCCGCCCTGAAAAGTATTGGGCGTAAGGGGATCTGATATGGCTCCCCGTTCAAGTATCGAAAAACTGCCCGAAGATGTTCGTCGTTGGCTGGAACGCGCCTTAACGGAGAACGGTTTTTCAGGCTATGTTGAGTTGGAAAGCCTACTGCGTGAGAAAGGCTATTCCATCAGCAAATCCGCCATTCATCGTTATGGCAAGCAAATTGAAAGCCGTTTAAAAGCCATTAAAGACAGTGCGGAAATCGCCAAGCTCATTACCGAGCAAGTGGACGATGAAGGCGACAGTCAATCGGACGCGCTAATGCGACTGGTGCAGACGGATTTAATGAATTTGCTGATTGAGGCCCGCAATGTGGAAAGTCTAAGCGTGAAAGACCGCTTAAAAGCACTGGGGATGATTGGCAAAAATATTGCGTCAATGACCACGGCAAGTGTGAAGCTCAAAGAATATCAAGCCGAACACAAAGCCAAAGTGCAGGCAAAATTAGATGAACTCGCACGCACTGCAGATAAGGACGGCACTGACTTGCCAACCCTTGAGCGTGTGCGACAAAGTATTTTGGAAGTCTATGGCATCAACCAATAACACCGTTCTCTATGATTACCAAAAACGCTGGCTACAAGATACCAGCCGTTTCAAGGTGGCAATGTTTGCCCGTCAAACAGGCAAAACCTTTACCACTACCCTTGAAATTGTGCTGGATTGCTTGGAGGCCGAAGCACGGGGTGAAAAAGTCCGTTGGGTGATTTTAAGCCGTGGGGAACGCCAAGCGAAAGAAGCAATGAACGAAGGCGTGAAAGTTCACTTAAATGCGATGGGCATTGCCTGTGAAATTATGGAAGTGCCGTTCAAAGAAGACACCACGATCAATGCCCTTGAAGTAATTTTTCCCAATGGGTCAAAAATTACCGCGCTCCCAGCCAATCCTGACACCGCTCGGGGCTTTTCGGCTAACGTGTTTTTGGACGAGTTTGCTTTTCACCAAGACAGCCGTGAGATTTGGAAAGCCTTGTTCCCTGTGATTTCGGCAGGCTGGAAATTGCGGGTAGTGAGTACGCCTAATGGCAAGGGCAATAAATTTTATGAGCTGATGACTGATCTTGACAATACTGAATGGTCGCGTCATCAAGTAGATATTTATCAAGCCGTTGCTGATGGTCTTCCACGCAACATTGAACAGCTCCGTAAGGGCTTAAATGATGAAGATGCGTGGGCGCAAGAATTTGAACTTAAGTGGCTTGATGAAGCCAGTAGTTGGCTTTCTTATGACTTAATTGACGGCGTCGAGCATCCGCAAGCAGGAAAACCCGAAAATTACACGGGCAACCCTTGCTTTGTAGGTATGGATATTGCAGTGCGGGGAGATTTAACCGTAATTTGGGTGCTGGAACTGGTGGGCGATGTGTATTGGACGCGCGAAATCATCACCTTAAAACGTACTAAGTTACGCCATCAGTTGGACGAGTTAAACCGTGTGATGCGTCAATATAATGTGGTTGCGTGCAATCTCGACCAAACAGGTATGGGCGAAAAAATGGTGGAAGATGCCCAATATCAACACGGCGAGCAACGGGTGCAAGGTGTGCTGTTTAATGTGGTGACCAAGCTCAATATGGCGACCCTTGGCAAAAATGCCTTTGAAGACAAACAAATTCGTATCCCGCAAGGGGATAGCGATTTGCGTGCCGATTTGCACAAACTCAAAAAAATTACAGGCTCAACGGGACAACCACGCTTTGTGGCAGAAAGTGATAGCGCGGGACACGCCGACCGTACGTGGGCGTGTTTTTTGGCCTTGCTTGCGGCTAAAGATGCCGTATTGCTGCCCGTGAAAGCCCATAGCAGAAGACCCAGAACGAGCCAAAAATTAACACAAGGATATTAACGATGAGATATATTTTTATGACAGCTTGTGCCATTTGTGCTACCTATTTGAAATTTCACAATATTGAAGGTTGGTGGTGGTTTTTAGTTATCGCCGTATTAGCATTTGGAGGATAAACAATGACACCAAAAAAACAAGATTTAGTGCGTGAAATTGCAACCCGTGCCAGTGCTGTGGATTATTGGGCATTTATGCACTATTTGCCTAACCCAGACCCTGTGTTGAAAAAAATGGGTAAAGATATTTCCGCCTATCGTGAAATTTTATCCGATAGCCACGTGGGCGGTTGTGTACGCCGACGTAAAGCTGCAATTAAAGGGTTAGAATGGCGACTTACACCAACAGGTAATAAAAAAGTCGATGAAATTCTGGCCGCACTTTTTGAACGCTTACCTCTCGCCACCCCTTGGCTGGTGGGTAAACATCCAAGACAAACCCAGCCGCACGAAATTGAAGACTTGCTGGATAGTATGGAAAAAATGCTGGGAACTGCGGTTGCGGCTATCCCAAATGACAGCACCATTGAGCTGTTAGAAAGTGGTAGCAAAGGTGGCTCATCACAGGTGTTTGATGATTTCCTGCGTTATTGTAAATCAGAGATTGCTATTGCCATTCTAGGGCAAAATCAAACCACCGAAGCCGAAGCTAACCGCGCTAGCGCAACGGCGGGGCTTGAAGTAGCCAAAGCCATTCGCGATGAAGACGCGGCGATTGTAGAAAGCTGTTTTAATCAGCTTTTAAGGTGGATTTGCAAACTCAATTTTAATGTGGACACCTTGCCAACCTTTGAACTCTTTGAGCAAGAAAGTATTGATAAATTGCAAGCCGAGCGTGACCAATTGCTGGCGAGTATGGGGGTGCAATTTAGCGAGCAGTATCTCGCTCGCACTTATGGCTTTGAGCAGGGAGATATTACCCTAAAACAACAACCGTTACCGCAGCAAAGTGCGGCGCAAAAATCGGCAGAATTTAATGAGCCAGCTCCCACAATGCCACGCAATATTGCCGATGGCATTGTGGAACAGCTGGAAATTGAAGCAGAAAGCCACGTGGATAATTGGTTGCAAGCGGTACAAGATAAACTAGCATCGGCTGAAAGTCTTGAGGATTTTCGCACGCAATTAGATAGCCTTATCCCAGAATTAGATTTTAGCGAGTACGCCCAAGTCATGGCGTGGGCATCAACCAGTGCGGAGCTGGCGGGGCGTTATAGCGTCAATAAAGAAAGTAAAAAGGAACGCTAAATGGCAATAGAAAACGGTTTCACCTTTAAAGAGCAAGTGCGCTATTTTGAGAAAAAACTCAATTTACCCACTGACAGCTATTTAGATGTGTTAGGCGAAGAACACGACTATTTTTTTATGGTCGCAGGGGCAAATCGCAATGAAATCATCGCACAGTTTCGTCAAGCGGTGGATGATGCCATTGCACGAGGTGAAACCCTAGAAGGCTTTCGCAAGCGCTTTGATGAGATTGTGGCAAAAACAGGTTGGCAGTATAAAGGTGGGCGCAACTGGCGTACACGGATCATTTATGACACCAATGTGTATGGCGCTTATAACCGTGGGCGGTTAAAGCAGCATTTGGATTTAGCCGATGTGATGCCTTATTGGGAATATCATCACCACGACAACGCCCACCCACGTCAGGCGCATATTGATTTAGATGGCACCATTCGCCCAGCCAATGATCCGTTTTGGCGTTATTACTACCCTGTTAAAGCCTACGGTTGTCATTGTACCGTCGAAGCACACGATGAAGATGATTTAAGGGAAATGGGCAAGCAGGTATCACCTCCCGTGGAAATTGAATTTGAAGAGAAATTGGTTGGCGTGCGAAGTGGTAACCCAAGAACCATCAATCTGCCCAAAGGCTATGATGCAGGTTTTGCTCCGCATAATTTTGACAATCTCACCGCAAGCCGAAATCAATCGGTGGATGCGGTCTTAATGCAAAAATTAAGCCAGTCTGAGCCACGTCTTGCGAGCCGTTTGATTAATGATGTGATCAGTCAACGCCCGCAAGCGGTGGCAATGTTAAACACCGCAATGGCGGAGATGGTCGAAACTGTTACCAAAGAGAAAATGGCACGCGGTCAAATGAAATATGTGGGCGTGCTGTCTGATGAGGTCTTGACTAAGTTAGAGGTGCTAGACAAAGCTCCACAAAGTGCGGTGATTGCGGTGCGTGATCAAGATGTGTTACACGCTTTGCGAGATAACAAACAAGCAAAAGGTATTAACTTACCTGTTGAGTTTTGGAAACAGCTGCCTGAAAAGCTACGCCATCCTAAAGCGATTTTGCTCGAAAGCCAACAGAAGCAACCGACCTTAGTGTTTGTGCATGACACGGAACAAGGTAAGGTGGCAGTCAAAATGGATTATGACATTCAACATCGCGATCAACTGACGCAGAAAAAACAACGGGTAAAAGTGAATATGGTGAGAACGGCAAGTGTGATTGCTGATAAACGTCAATGGGAAAGCTTAAAAGGGTTTGAGGTTTTATGGGGAAACTTGGATTAATAGCCACAGTTTGCCTGATTCGAACAGGATAATACGGTAGTTGCCTAGCGTAACCTTTCCAGTAGGAAACCCCTGTGGCTAGTTAAACTATACCCCTAACTTATTTTTTAATCAATAGGAGAAAATAAAATGAACATTTTTGAAGAAGAACTTAAAGAAGCCGAATTAAAATTAAAAGCCCTAAAACTCGTACCAGAGTTTCAAGGCTTAATGATGGTTGATGCTCAATTTGTATTAAAACAAATTGAACTAATATTACTCAATTTTCAGACTGTTAAGAGTGATCAGGCGAAATTTGACGAAGTAGCTTTAAAACTTCAGGCTGAAATTCAGCGATGTCAGTTACGGCTGACTGAATAAAATCAGTATAAACATCGTTGTAGGCTTTATGCGAAAGGTTGAAATTATTACATTTCGCTGCTGCCAAAGTTAAAACTTGAGCAGTTAAAAGCTGTTCTAATAGTTCAGTTTGTTTATCTTTCATTTGAAAGTCCTTAAATTAAAGCGTGGCAACATTACCACGCTTTCTTTTTAATCCAATTTGCGAGGTAACACAATGATTAAAATTACCCTTGATGATACGCTACCCAAACAGCAGTTAGAGCGTATCGCACGCACCTTAAAAGCCCCGCGTAAGCTCTATGGTGTGTTGGGTGAAACCTTGAAAAAAATTCACGCCGAACGCTTTAAAAACGAAGTCGCTCCTGATGGCAAAAAGTGGCAAGCCCTTTCGCCCATTACCCGTCAAATTAAGGGTAACAATAAAATTCTAAGGCAAGATGGCTATTTGTCGCAGAAAACCGCTTACAATTATGATGATCATCACGTGGAATTTGGTAGCGATGCCAAATATGCCCGCCTACACCAATTTGGAGGCAAGATTGTACCGAAGAAAGCAAAACGGCTACGCTTTGGTAAAAGCAAGATTTTTGCCAAAAAAGCGGATATTCCTGCCCGCCCTTGGTTAGGGATAAACAAACAAGATGAGCAAAGATTGCTAAAAAAAGCCACCGCACTTTTACAGCGACAAATTGAGCAAGGGTTATAGTATTTAAAATCGTGCTTACAAAAAAGCGGATGCTTTTTTGAACATCGGCTATGCCGATGGGGCTAAAAGCCCGAGCAAATTTCGCTATTGCGAAAATTGCGAGTAAAACGTCCATAGCGAAGTTTTCTTTTTAAGTGGTATATTGCCTTACGTTAAATTTTTTGAACGCACTGTGAAAGTTTTGAACGGGGTTTGAACGACGTATAAAATACCATTTAGCCATTATTTCAAAATAACGCCATAATCGCGTGTTATGGCGTTTTTTATTTTTACCCTTATGCTGGGTCATCTTGTAAATTATCTCTTCTCTTTAAGCGGTCTTTAATGCCTCTTTAATCGCCTTTTGATTTAAGTGGAGTATTTTTTGGAATACCGCTGGGAAAATCACGCAAAAAAATCTTTAAAGGACTTTAAAATCTTTTTCGTCTCTCTTTCGTTACTCTATCGGTGTTTCAGCAAACAAGGACACCGATATGACCCTTATTGATATTTTTCGAGCAGGCTCTCGCCCTGACGCCAATGGCAATGTGGTGAACATTACCACGGAGTCGTTGCAACAGGCGATTGATGCCTATAACCCGCAATTCCACGAGTCCCCCGTGGTGATCGGACACCCTAAAGACAATCACCCTGCTTATGCGTGGGTGAAAGGCTTACAGCTCAACGGGGATACATTGCAAGCAGAACTGACCCAGATTGATCCTGATTTTGCCGAAATGGTACAGAATGGACGATTTAAAAAGGTGTCGGCATCTTTTTACTTACCTGATAGCCCGAACAACCCTGTTGCTGGCAAGTTGTATTTACGCCACGTGGGCTTTTTAGGTGCTGTACCACCTGCGGTAAAAGGCTTGCGTAATCCTGAATTTAATGAGGAAGAACAAGGCATCGTTGAGTTTAGCGATTGGGCGCAATCAAGCCTTTGGCGGCGACTACGGGATTGGGTGATTGGTAAGTATGGACAGGAGGAAGCAGATAAAGCCCTGCCTGATTATTTGGTGAGTTCGGTGCAAGAGGAAAGTATCCGTGAGGAGTATCGCCATACTGACGTCCTTGTTCCAGACTTTAATGAAAATAATGTGCAACCAGAAGGAGAACCCGCAATGAGTGCAGAAGAAAAAGCCGAGCTTGACCGCTTGCGTCAAGAAAATGAGCAGCTAAAAGCGACAAAAGCCAAAGCCGAAGCTGAAAAAGCCGAAGCAGAACTTAACTCAGCCAAAGCCGAGAATGCCAGTTTTGCCGAAGCCTTAATTTCGGAAGGCAAACTTGCCCCGAAAAATAAAGACAAGGTGGTGTCAATGCTCAATGCCATGACGGTGCAAGCCCAAGGTGGTGTCGTGGAATTTGAAGAGGGTGAAAGCCTTGTTCAGCAGTTTAAAGCCTATCTTAAAGACCAGCCTAAAGTGGTTGAGTTTTCAGAGGTAGCGACCAAAGACAAGGCCGCACAGCCTGCTGACGAGACGGTGGACTATGCCGAAGGCACAAGCCCAGCCAGCATTGATGCGGATAAACGCATTCGTGCTTATATGGGCGAGCACAATGTGGATTACACCACCGCATTTAATGCGTTATTTAACTAATTAACCAACAAGGAGCAATTTTTATGGCACTGGATTTATCAAAATTACGCGTACAAGACCCTGTACTCACCAATTTGGCTTATGGCTATCACAACAATGAACTGATTGGCGATAGCCTTATGCCTATCGTTGAAATCGACAAAGAAGCGGCAAAAATCCCGACATTTGGGCGTTTAGCCTTCCGTATTCCGACGACCACGCGAAGCCTACGCGGGGCATCTAACCGCTTAGAGCCTGAAGATTTGGGCGCGATTGATGTGGCACTGGAAGAACACGACGCAGAATATGCCATTGATTACCGCGAAAGCAATGAAGCCAGTTTTCCATTGCGTCAATACGCCCTAGGCGTTATCCAAGATGTGATTGCGTTAGACCGCGAAAAACAAATCGCCACCCTTGCGCAAAATGAGGCGAGCTATGACAGCACCAATAAAGTGGCATTATCTGGCACAAGTCAATTTAGTCACAAAGACTCCGACCCATTTGCCGTCTTTGACGCAGCAAAACGTGCGATTAAACGCACCATTGGGCATAAAGCCAATGTGTGCGTGATTGCAGGCGATGTGTGGGAGGTGCTGAAATCCCACCCGAAAGTGATTGAAAAAATTAAGTATGTGCAAAAAGGCGTGATTACGCCAGAAATTTTTGCGGGCTTAATTGATATTGACACCGTCAAAATTGGCGAGGCAGTTTATGAAGAAAGCGGTCAGTTAAAAGATATTTGGACTAAAACCGTGGTGTTGGCTTATGTGCCGAAAACCGCCGATAAGAAAGGCACGGTGTATCAGCCAAGTTTTGGCTATACCGTCCGTCGTCGCAAAGGCTTGTTTGTGGATACCTACCAAGAAAGCGGTGGCAAGTTAGAAGTGGTGCGTTGTACCGATATTTATAAACCGCATTTGGTGGGCAAGCCTGCGGGTTATTTAGTGAAAGACTGTATCGCGTAACCCCTTTAAACCGCATTTAAACGTCCTTTAAGTGCGGTTGAAAAATCCTAAATTTTGGAGAATGCAATGAACGAAAAATTACTTTACGCCGTGATTGGCGCAGTGGCTGTTTTGCATAACGGTAAACGTTATGAAGTGGGCGAAACCCTTGAACTCACGCAAGAAGAAGCACAAAACATCGCCTTGTATGTGGAACTTACCGAAAGCGGCAAAGTCAAGCTCGCCCAACAGCAACGCAATGCTGAGGAAGCACAACGTAAAGCTGAAGAAGCCAAAAACAACAAAGAAGCGACCACTAATACGGCGAATGCCAACACGGAAAATCAGGCATAAGGCGGCACAATGTACATTAATGCAGAGGATTTAAACGAGCTATTAAGTGAACGTGCCTTAATGGATCTTTCGAATGACAACAGCCGTGCCACAAGCATTAACTTTGCGGTGTTAGATAAGGCGTGTTTGTATGCCACGGAGATTGTCGATGGGTATTTGCGTTCGCGTTATGTTCTGCCGCTGCATCAAGTGCCAACCCTTGTGCGTAATCTCTGTTTGCAACTGGCACGCTATTGGCTGTATTCACGCCGTCCTGATGGCAAAGGTTTTCCTGACCAAGTCAAAGACAGTTATGCCCAAGCGCTGAAAGATTTGGAGCGTATCCAATCAGGCAAATTGCATTTAGGGCTGACCGAGCTTGTCGATACGATGGACGACAATGTGCCTGCTGTACCGCGTTTTGTGGCACGAGCACCTGAAAAAGTGGATTTATCGGGGTATTAA